GCAATATATTTAGAGCATAGCAACTGATTAAAATTCAATAGACTTTGTTTTTTGTATATTTACCTAGATTTTGGGGGGTTTTATTTGCGGCCATACAGCAAAATTATATACAGAACTTTGCTACAAATGTGGGAAGGTACACATAACTAGATTAGGAATTTTTTATGATTGATTTTGAAGATGAAAAAAGAGGATATTCAGCAGTAATTTATGTGATGGAGAACAGTAAATCTGTTGTTATTCACTTTGGTGGATTTGATAATGTTAAAGAAGCAACATCATTTTCTAAATTCTTAATGAATGATCTTGGCATAGAAAGTTTAGTTATTCCTAAAGGAGCTACACTACATTAGGGGGGTTTTGTTTTTAAGTGCCTGAGATTGTCATTCCATATAAACCAAGAGTTTTACAAAATTTTTTGCATAAAAAAATTGATAAGCACCGATTTAATGTAATTGTTGCTCACAGAAGAAGCGGCAAAACAGTTATGCTTGTCAATCACATGATTAAAGCAGCTCTCACTTGTCCTTTGCCCAACCCCAGATATGCTTTCATATCCCCTACATTTAAACAAGGTAAGGCGACAGCATGGGATTATATTAAACAGTTTGCTGGGAAAATACCTGGCACTAAGTTTAATGAATCAGAATTAAGATGTGATCTACCAAATGGTTCAAGAATAACTATTTTGGGGGCTGAGAACGATCAAGCCTTGAGAGGAATTTTCTTAGACGGATGTGTATTTGACGAAACGCAAAGCATAAAACCAACTATCTTCCCAGAGGTTATAAGACCAGCTTTGGCAGACCGAAAAGGGTGGTGTGTGTTTATTGGAACTCCCA